CCGCATTTTGAAAGAATCAATATGTACGTCGGAAAGTCTGGCGTACTTATCGGCGGAAGCCGAAGTCCTGTTCTATCGTCTGATCGTAAAAGCGGACGACTTCGGCCTGTACTACGGAAGCCCGAAAATCCTTGCTTCCCTTCTCTTTCCGCTGAACGTACCGACCGAAAAGAAGGTGTCTTCCTGGCTGGCTGAACTTGTGAACGGTGGCCTTGTGGCTACATACAGAGCCGAAGACGGTCGGCAATACCTGAAACTTCTGTCCTGGGACAAACACCAGAACAGGCGCGCAACAAAACCCAAATACCCACTACCGCAAGAATTTGATAACACTTGCAGTCAAGAGGTATCAAGTGATAATTCTGACACTTGCGCGCAAATGCAAGCAGATTCTTCCGTAAACGTAAACGAAAACGTATTCGAAAACGTAAACGAGAAACGAAAACGAGTATCGGCGCAACACGGCGCCGGAGTGGACGACGCTTTTGACCAGTTCTGGTCAGTCTATCCACGAAAA